ATATTAAATCAATAAGATCGCCAATAGCTTCAGTATTACGTAATACTTTGAATGCTAAATTTTCGATACTAAACTCTCCTTCACGAGCTAATCCGCGCTTTCGCATCTTAGATATTTTACCCTTTAACTCTTTACCACATTCATGTAATTTTTTAGCTTCATCGCCATCAGCTTTTGATAGCTCTTCTTTTAAAATCTCTATCTCTGTCTCGATAGCTTTAGCTTTTTTAAATACATCATTAATATCTATTGATGGAGGATCAAAAGATGGTTCAGTAATCCATTTATCATCCTTTAATGAGTAAAGACCTGATGCAACATGTGGTTCATCTTTATCCTGCATATACATTTCAACATCATGCCCTCTAAGATTTACATTATGTCTAAGGTTCCATACAAATCTAGGCCCATCAAGCGATCTCTTAACCAAGTCTTCATCTTCATTAATATCTTTAAAATCGATTAATACGTGTACGTCTAGATCTGAATGCTCATTATAGTTATAGTTGCTATTACTACCTGTTAAAGTTATGTCGTGTATTTCTACACCTTGCAAGTCTAGGCTTTCAACAAAATCATCAGTTATAGCTAAGAGCTTCTCTCTTATGTCAGGATCAAATTTATTATCTTCTGACCAAAATTTTTGATTGAGTGTGTTATTGTAGAACCTCACAATTATATTTATTAAAAAAGCCCGAAGAGGGGTACTCAACGGGCTTTTTATTATTGTTTAATTTTTGAGCGATTAACCTTCGAAAGCGTTTCTACCTACTGGTAACTTACCTACCTTGTTTTTACCGCCTTTACCATCATTAACAGTATGGTTAAGAGTAGAACCAGCATCTAAGCCGTAGCCTCCACCGTCTTTCATTTTAGCAGCACCAGTTGGCCTTAAGTTACCAACTTTATTTTGGCCTCCTCTACCGTAGTTAACTTCATGCTTGAGAGTAGAACCAGCATCCATACCGTAGCCTCCACCATCTTTCATTACTGCTTCCTCATCCTCTTCATAATCTTTTATTTCACTCTTACGACCAGTCTTTTTATTAAACCTACGAGGATGATCTCCTTTATTACCACCATAAGTTTTCTGTCTAGCCGTTTCAGCATCCTCTTCAAACTCTGTGTCGGTTACCTCTTCAACATCAACATCAATGTCAACTTCTGTTTCTTGTTGTGCGATGGCTGTTTGTAAGATATCACAAAGTTCTTGTGCTAATTGACCGGGAATGGAAACTGTGATCTCTTCTGGAACGTCATCAACTTCAATGTCAGTTTCTGTTTCAATTCCTAAAGCTTCAAGTTCAGTTACATCTTCAGCATCTTCACCGAAGCTCTCACTTATCATTACCTTATTATAAAGTTTATCAAATACGGATTTGCTCATAAAATTATTTAGGCCAGCGCGTGCAATTTTCTCGTGTTCTTCCAAAAATTCTTCATCTTCTTCATCAGGCCGATCAAACCAACCATGTTTTTCAGCTTTTTTGTATACACATCTTTTTATACCTTCCGGATCTGGAGCATTATGTGCATAGGATAAAGCAGCTCGAGCTCTTTTTTCTGAATTAACTGGGAAGGTTCCTGGAGCTGCACCACCAGCAGGGCCACAAAAATCGTCTTTATCAACATCTGAATAGTCACCAGCACTTGAACTACCTTCCTTATCTCTTTCTTTATCTAAATCTTTACCCCAACGATCTCTATATGATCTTTCTTTATCAGTATCCTCTTCATCCTCTTCAGGGCCTACTACGCCAGAATATGGCACCTGATCAAATTCTGGACCTGTTGGATCTGGACCGTCAGTGTTACCTGGATTATTACCATCACCGTAAGTATATCCCTTTATGTTGTAAATGTTATCTTCTTTATCTTTTTCAGACATTTTAGTAATATCGAGTAAAGGTGGTCTAAATCCTCCTTCTTCTTGTGGACCGCCTGTCTCTAAAGGCGCTGCACCAACCTCACCAGCTGGTACCTCCTCATTAACAACTACTCTACTGAAGACATCTTCATATGCTTCACCTAATGATATCCAGTCTTTCTTTTTTGACATGTAATTATTTATGCTAAGCATTAAATATTTCTGTG